TTAAATGGACAGACCCAATGTTGTAATAAAGCAGGAAACATAAACATATCTCCTGTTTCTGGCCTAATGGCTGTTCCTGTAGTTGCCCAACGAGGTCTTGCCTGTTGTGTATATTCAAACATTAATGAACCTGGTTTTGCTGATGTGCCTTTATATTCTTCTTGTTCTTTTTTTAATTGTTTAGGTACGTCTAAAAATAATACAAACGAATAATCACCACCGTGTGTGTGTACAGGATTAAAGTCACCAGCTTCCATATAATTGACCCATAAATCATCTGCTCTTAAATCTACATTTAATTCTTCTATACCGTGAAACTTACAATGACCATTTCTATATGCTTGTATGATAGGGTGTATTTCATTATAAAACCATTGTTGTATATTTTCTGGATATAAAAACTGATTATCTAAATGGCCTGCTAAGGCGTGATTATAACTTTCTTTTGCCTTTTTGCCTTCAGTTTTTAACTTTTTAATAATATAATCTGGTACTTTTGTTTTCATTACATAAGGACCCCAATTCATATGAGTTGACTTTACATTTGTAATTTTACTCATTCACTAGCCTCTACATAAAGTTCTTTAGCAAACTCTTTTAGTTTGTGTTTATCTAAATCTGTATCTACTTGTTCAATGTAGTTTCTTAAAAATGTTAATGTATCTTCACCTTGTTCTAATATATCTTCTCTTACAGTAGATTTAATATCACTTGGATCCTCAACAATAACTAGTTCGTGTACATTAATATCATTATAAAATCTTTCAATTAATTTACTGTACATATCATCTTTTGTTTTTTGAGATACAAATAACTTAACAAAACAATTATCATAGTTATCAAGTTTTTGGTGTGTATAATCATATTTGGTATCATCATATACAAACTTTTTAAATATCTTATGAGGGTTTTCAATTCTTTCTAGTTCTCTTGTTTCTGTGTCAAAGATATGAAATCCTTTTGGACAACCATAGTCTGACCACATAATTTCATATTGAGTTCCTAGATAATAGATATGACCATCATCTGACTTTTTATGAAAATGGCCTGATATTACTTTTTCAAATCTTCTAAATTGATCTCTTTCTAAACCGTGTTCATTCATATGGCCACCGTGCATTTCAAATCCAATAATTTCTAAATGACCAAAACATATATCAGCATTTGAGTGATCTATAGCGTGTATTGATTCTTCATAGTTGTCATCACAAATCCAAGGAAGAAATTGTATTTTAACACCATCAAATTCTACTTCACGTGGTCTTGTATAAATTTTAGCTGTTGTAGATATGTTTAAATTTTCCATAGCATTGACTTCATTTGTGTTCTTATAATAAGTATCGTGGTTGCCTATTATAATATGAGTATCAATACCTAGTTCATCTAATCTATCCCAAAACTTAACTCTAAAATTATAAGCTGTGTTATGATTAATAAATTTTCTTCTATCAACAACATCACCTAAATGAACAAGTGTTTTAATATTATTGTTTATAAGATATGGAAAAAATACCTCATCATAGAATTTATTTTGATATTCTATAAAAGCAGGTGAGTCGTTTCTACACCCAAAATGGGTATCATTTAGTAAAGCAATTTTCATAATTAAGCAAAGAATTTAGTTGACGTAACCTTTTTTTTCTTTTTAGTTTTTGGTTTATCTTTTTTAGTAGGTTCTTCAATTCTCATATTCTTTTGTAAAAATTCTTTAAACTGATTTTTAAATTCGCCATCATCACCTGGTTGTAAAGCTACATCATCAAAATTATTATCCATAATTAACTTTTGTTTTATGGTAACTTGTTTCTTTTCTTTTTGTATTCTTCTAATAAAAGCAAAGTAAATAATTTGAGTAAAATAAGCAAATGGATTGCTTGACTTGGCCGGATTAAAGTTGTCCAGATATTGTAAACAGTTTTCTATACCATCAGAAATCATATCATCTCTAAATGTATAATTGATAAAATTTGGTCTGTATGATAGGTGATTTGCTATTTTTAAAAAACAACTACCAATGTAATCTGTTACTGGTGGTTTTTCTAGTTTTTCTCTTTTAGCTTTATTAACCGCTTTCTTGTAGGCTTTCATNGCCTCTAAAAANTCAGCATTNTTAACGTAATGTTCGCTTTTCTTTTTTGTTCTAGTCATAATATATAATATACTACATCTTGTTTAAAAAGTCAATGGCCTGATGTATAAGGTTTTATAATTTTATCAAATTGTTTTTTAGTAATCATTTCTAATTCAACAGCATCAGCGCCGTCTTTATAGGCTTGTTTTACATCATCTAAAACCATTTTATATGGAAAATATCCCCAATGATAGATTTCCGTCTTATTTTCTTTGGTAATTTTAACTTTATAAAAACAATCCAATTTCATTATAACATTGACATTTGATGAAATTTGTATATAATGGAGCGTGTAGCGAGGTAAGTTGAGGATACTCCAGCTTAGTGTATTGTACCGTTACCATCATCATCAATAAACTCATCAAATATTTCATTTACTTTTTCATTATCTTCTTTACTAAACATACTTCTTTTATAATCACTATCTTTTCTTGGAGCTTCAAGTTTTTGATAATCATTTGACATATGTTCAAAACTTTTTGCCATTTCGGAACTGGCGTTTGTGATTGTTAAAATCTTTTTAATTGGTATAGTTATAATCTCATCATTGGTATAGGCCGCCCATTTGATTAAGGCCACATAATCTTTGAAACCTTGTGGTGTTAATTGAGGTACATACTTAATTAATAATGGTTTTACTAATCTGATAAGGCCTGTCTTTTCGTCTAATTGATCTTTAGGAAAAGCACAAACAATATCATCGCCATTATCAAGTTTTATAACCTTTACTGCTATACTTGGTTGATGCATATTACTTTAACTCTACGTTATGGATTTCATAATTAAAATCTTCTTCATTGTAAATATTTATCCTTTCTCTAAAATGAGCTAAAGTGTAATTCTCTTTTTCGTTGTAAGTTAAATCATCAGCAATATCATATAAAGTAGCAGATGAATTATTATCTTTTAACCTAAGGCCACGACCAATAGATTGTAAATTTCTAATACGAGATTTGCTAGGGGAACTGAAAACAATGTTGTGAAGATTCCTAATATTAACGCCAGTGGAAAAGACACCATAAGAAGCAATAATAATAGCGTTATCTGACTTTTCAGTAATCGCTCTAATATCTTCCCGAACATCTGCCTCTACTCCTCCGTGAACATAAAACACTTTTTTATCCTGTGCCTTATCTTCTATTAACTTCTTTAGTATTTCACCGTGTTTTTCAACATATTGGAATAAACATAAAGAATTGCCTTGTAAAGACAAACAAAGATTCCGTATATATTTATTCCTTTTTTCGTTTGAAACCAAATAATCCATTTCTTCCTGATATGTTTTATCTTTTAAAAAGTGTCTAGCGTCTTTATCGTGTTGTAGTATTAAACAGAATATTTTTAAGTCAGCTAGTTGTTTCTTTTCTTGTAATTCACTTGTAGATACGACTTTATTTACAGTACCAAATAGGCCTTCTAATACAAGTTTATGTGTTTTGTACCATCTAAAGTACCTGTTAAACCTATTCTATATTTACATTTAACAAGTTTAGTCATAATCTTTGTTAATGAAACGGCCTTAAACAAGTGTGCCTCGTCACCAATAACTGTACCAAAATCTGAAAACCATTTTTTAGGCATATTATATACTGATTGCCAAGTGGTTATTATAACTCTTTTATTTGTTTCTTTTTCGTGGCCTTGATATATCTTGTGTACATTTCTTTCACTATTATAACCATAATCTTTAAAGTCTTTAAATAGTTGTTCTACTAAAGATGTAGTTGGCACAATAATAAGTATCTTGTTTTGTTTTGTATCTTTTAATCTTAATAAATTAAATATTAATATCAAGTAAATTATAAGTGATTTACCAGAGGCCGTAGGAGATAATAGTAAACATCTATTCTTTTTAATAGAGTGAACAAAGGCCTCTTTTTGATAATCTCTTACTTCTATTTTTGGTATTTTTAATGCCTTTATAAACTGATCTATTTTCTTATCTTCTATATTTGTTTCTTTTATTTTAGTACCATCAACAACCTGTACGTCATTTTCTTTACACCAGTTTATTATATAAGGGTAAAGGCCAGCATATATTTTACCTGTAGCATAACTGAATAATCTTATCTTACCATCCCATACTCTATTTCTATATTGAGGCATAAACTTAAAACCAGGTACTTCAAACGTAAAATATTCACCAAGTTCTCTACGAATATCGGCGTCAGCCTCTATTTTAAGATATACTTCGTCTGGTTTATCTATGATTAAGTATCGTGTGGTTGTCATTTTTAGATAGCGCCACTAGTA